ATGTAAGCACCCCATAACCAACATTCATTGATTGCGCCTTTAATGCAATTACGTTCAAAGATTTCAGCGGGTGAGCTTATGTATTGACCATTTTTAGATTTTTGTCTGTAAATCATTGATTGCTTTCATCCTGTTGGTCAAATCTTTGCTCATCCCTCGCCATATCCCTGTCGGATCGTTGTCCAATTCCTTGGCTCTGTGCCATGAGTGTGCTTTCCATCCATTCATTGATGCCAGTTTGACTAAATGGTCTAGAGTGCTTTGGTAATCGTCTGAGATCGTTTGTAATCCAGAGTGCTTTTGTGACTTCAAAAATTGAATGGGCTTTGATTCCGTGTTTATGTTCATCAAGTAATTCGTTTGCTTCGATGCGTGTCATGCTGTCTTTCCTAAAACTGCCCGTATTCTGGCTAAAACTTCTGGGTTTGGTGGTGCTGATCTCATTCTGTCTTCATCCAATTTGACAAGGGCAGGATCACGGAATGAGCTTGATGGTACTGTCACATGAGCAATATCAAACTTGTTTACGAGTTTAGGCTTTTCAGCAACCCATTCAGCCTTGAACGACTGCCAGCCACGAATACAACATTCTTCCATTGCTTTTTCAAGTGTCCAGCCCGCTAAGTCTGCCTGTTCTTGCATTCCATCAATAACCCTTTGCGTCACAGGTGCTTTTTTGGCTTTTCTTAGATTTTTAAAATCTTCCCAAACAGATTGTGAAACGCCATCTGGCGTAATATCGGTTTTAGTTTTAGTTTCTGTTTTAGTTTCGGTTACGGTTACGGTTAAAGGTGCATCTGTATGCTTGTTGCATACACTTGTATGCAGATGTATATCACTGTCTACAGGCGCAGGATATTTGCTTTCTTTTGCCCTCGGAACATTGTCCCATTTGCACATTTGTAGTATTTCTTTACCTGAAACAATGTAAACATTTATAAGTTCTTTAATTTCTAACTCATCAATCAAATCTTTACATTTATTGATAGATACAGAATCTTTTATTGGAAAACAATTAGCCTTAATCATGGCTGGTCTAGCGTCAAAACGACCAAAATCATCTACTGTTACCAGTAAACGATAAAAAAGTGTTTCGGCTAATGGAGAAAGTTTGTCGATGGATTCGCTGTCACGAACCCCCGATTTTAAATATCGAGTAGGCATTTTTTTCCTTCACGGTCCTCCGTTGACAAGGAAACAAGCGGCAGGAGGGGAGGCTCTCTTTTCGGTCTGCTCATGACTTCAGACCTATCCGTGTTTCGCACAATCATATCACTTGTTATCAAACTCTGCTTCTCTGTTTTTTCTTTGCTCAATGGCATTGGCAAGGAATTTACGCAACCACATTGCACCTCCCAGACTCTTGAATTCATCTTTTAAAGGCTGAGTTACCCTGACTGCAATTTGTATGGTTGATCCTGTTAGTTCTGATGGTGGTCTAGGCATGAATTTTGTCTGTTGGTTAAAAGAAAACACATTGTTGTTTGTGTCATACAGTTTGACAATTAGGGAAAGTCCTAATGTCCTACATTATATATTGTGTAATACACTACGATCTTAACAACTTGAAAGGTGTCAAATGAAACAATCCGAATCCTCTTGGAAACCTTTGTTTGCTGATGAAAGCCGTGATAAATGCCCATTTATCGGATGTGGCGGTGCATTATTTTTAGAGGAGGATGCATACCATTGCCGTGGCTGTAATTCTTGGTTTTACTTAGATGATAAAACCCTTGAAGAAAGTTATGGCGATGAGTAAATCTTTGTTGACCAGGGAATCTATCGATTCATACCGACCAGATGATGAATTGAAATGTCTTGCAGCAGATGCAGGATTTGTTATGCCTGATTTTGCTGTTGAGTATGGCAATGATTGGGGAGGACGTAAAGTTACTTTAATGTGGATTGCCCTTGCTAAGTTTCGCCATCTTGTTCAACAAGAGGAAAAAGTTAAATTTGCTGATGCCTATGTTGAGTTTAAAAAGGAGAAAAAATGACAACAAAACAAGAGCCTATGGCAGATGATTTTTTTAAAGCGATTGCAGATAAAAACCCAAAGCCTTTTCCACCACCACAACGAACATGGATAGGACTGACTGATGATGAATTTAATGAACTTTATGATAGATATGTTCCATTAACTTGTTATGCGTTGTTGATTGAAAAAGTTGAAGCCAAACTCAAGCAAAAGAACGGCTACGCCGAGGAGGAGAATACATGACCACAGCATTTGATTACAAAGGCCAACCCTCAATCTGGAAAAAATGATTCAGCAAATACGCACTTTCTACGGCAGAGAACGAGGCTCAAAAGGCAACAAAAGAACCGATGTGGTTATGGGAATTGCTTGGCTTTGCTTGGGTTGTGGGAAAGTGTTTACTAACAAACAGTTGTCAGCACTTCATAGGTGTATTAGGGAAACTCCCTATATCAATTATGATAGCGTCTGACAGAATACATAGGTTGATAACTTTTAAACAGGAGTGAAAAATGATAGAAGTATTTGAAAGAGCAAAGTGGGCTGCTCAACAGCAGTTAAATGATGAAGACATTATGGATGCCATACAAGGCTCTGTAGCCATTCCCTTAGCAATCAAGCAAGGTGATTGGAATGATGCCTTAGAGCTTCTTAAAAGGCGTGTAAACACCAAGATTACACGATTGGCAGAGTTATCTTTTCATGGCATGGTACAAACCCCTTGGATTGATGACGATGAAGAATTGCGTGAATTGCGTAATCTCTGGGTGTTGCGTGAAGCATCAAGACTTGCTATTGAAAAGCAACGTATTGAAAAAGAGAACGACCTCAAAATTAAGATGGATGCCCAGTTTCAACAAATGTTTGATGAGTAAATCATGAAAATAAAAAATTCAATAGCAAACTTTATAGAGGATAACCAAGATGAATATTTTTGCCAATTTTGTACAAAACCTAAAGCAACACTTTCAAAGACCTGCGAGTGCTCTGGCGAGTTCTTCAAATTGCGAGACTTTGATTTTGATACCCAATTCTCTATCTGTAAAACAATCATTCAACAGAAAAAGACAGACTCAGGAGAAACCAGTGTTTGATTACGCAACCATACTCATGAGAATTGAGCAAAACACCAAAAAATTGTCAGATAAGTGCTTGAAGAATGAACTACAAGGATTTTTTCAAACACTTTCAGCAATCCACAGCGACCTTACGCTTCTAGGTATGTGGGCAGTAAACAAAGAAGCACAACAAATCTTAAATGATACTTTTAAACAGGAGTGAAAATGAATCAAGAACAGGTGTTAAGTCTTATCAGTAAGAATGTCAATGAACATACTGAGAAGAAAGGAAATTTGACATATCTTTCATGGGCGTGGGCATGGGCAGAAGCTCTCAAGGCTGATCCAGATGCTATATACAAGATTGAGATGTTTGGCGATAAGTGTTTCATGGACATAAACGGCACTGCAATGGTGTTCGTCACAGTCACTATGTTTGGCAAACCAATGACTTGCCAACTACCAGTGATGGATTACAAGAACAAAGCAATCCCCAATCCCGATGCGTTTGCGGTCAACACCGCCATCATGCGTTGCATGACTAAGGCGTTGTCTCTGCATGGTTTGGGCTTGTATATCTATGCAGGTGAAGACTTACCAGAGGGTGAATCTGACCTTGATGTGAACACAATGATTGACCACTTGGCAGCAATTGATTCAGCATCCACACTTGAGGAATTAAAGAATGTCTACACTGTTGCTTACACTGCTTGCGGTGCTGATAAAGGCTGGCAAAAGAAAGTAATTGATGCAAAAGAAAAGCGTAAAGGAGCGTTGAAATGAGTGATATTGAACAAGGTTCGCCCGAATGGTTTGCACAGCGTTGTGGCAAAGCTACAGCATCTCGCATCTCTGACATTGTTGCCAAGACAAAGACAGGCTACAGCACAAGCAGAGCTAACTACATGGCACAGTTGGTAGTCGAGCGCATGACTAATCAAGTAGCAGAGTCTTACAGCAATGCTGCTATGGAATGGGGTATCGAGAACGAAACTTTTGCTCGTGCCGCATACGAGGCTAAAACAGGCAATATGGTCGATCAGGTAGGTGCTATTGACCACCCAAGGATTGCCATGTCTGCCGCCTCTCCTGATGGTTTGGTGGGTGATGATGGATGCTTGGAGATTAAGTGTCCAAATACTGCCACACACATTGAAACCATTCTTGGAGAAGCCCCCGCAAAGAAGTATTACGACCAGATGCAGTGGCAAATGGTTTGTGCAAACAGAAGTTGGTGCGATTTTGTGAGTTTTGACCCACGGATGCCATCGCACTTACAACTGTTTGTCAAAAGATTCGAGCGCAGTGACTTATATATTGCAGAACTCGAAAAAGAGGTAGTCCAGTTCTTAATGGAAGTGGAAGACAAAGTTAAAAAACTCAATGAAATTAAGGTGTAAATATGGAACAGC